AACAGCAGCAAGCATAAGGACGATGCAATCAAAGAACTGATGAAGCGATGACCGATATTGAGTTCGGGTTGATTGTACTGGGCGTGATGATATTCGCATACGTGGTGGTGCAGGTAATTACCGAGAAGCTGCCTGAAGATAAGAATTAGGTATATTAGCAACGGATTGCACGGTTGGCGAGTTCCGTGTTTTGTTTCATTATTTGTTTTAGAGCCTGCACGATGAATGCAGGCTTTTTTATTAAATTTTATTCTCTTGTAAATCAATCAGTTATCCAGTAATTAAAAAAATATTTTGCAAAATACTTGTTTGGTATTGTTATTTGTGTTTATATTTGCAATATCAATTAACAACTAAAACAAAACACAATGAAAATCTTAATTACAATCGGCACTTACAACACATCTGATTACAGAGTTGTAAAAGAATACAAGAGCGCAAAAGCTGCATTAAAATTCTTAAAGAGAATAGGCTATGCTTACAATGAAATAAGCAGCGATTCTTGGAACTATTTCGGAACGAAATACAAGTTATCAATTAACAACTAAAACAAACCAAAACAAAATGAAACAAGTACAAAAAACAAAATCAACTCACACGCAGGGCGAGTGGGAAGTAACAGCCCCAAAAGGTCTGTATGGTTACGGAATTGTAAGCAAGACTGGTAAACGTGATAAACAAGGCAAGCGGCTACGTATAGCATCATGTCATTTTGAAACTGAATGGCACGACAACGTACTTGGCAATGGTCGTACAATGGATGAAGTTAGAATCAGCAAGGATGAATCATTAGCCAACGCAAAGCTGATAGCAGCAGCACCTGAAATGCTTGAAGCACTAATCAAGATTAGCATATCGCTTGAACAATTACCTTGCAAGAAATCTGACTATAATATGGTATTGAAAGCAATAAACAAAGCAACTCTATGAAACAAAAGAACAACACCGCAGCGTATGTCGTACTGGCGATATGCGCTTCCTACTTCGCAATTCACATCATCATTAAAATCTTAAACTAACCATGACCTACAAACTAATTAAAGAACGTGCAACCGCAGCAGGTATTCGTGATGCCTATTTCTTGAAGATATATGCAAACGACACAATGATTGAAATTAAACCTGCAAGGGAATCAATGACAGAACAAGAGATGCAGAACTGGTTCGATGAAGTTATTTATGACCATCGCAATCCATCTAAACCGATAACCATTTTAACCAAGACCTATGAAGATTAAATTAAGCAAGCACACGAGGATGACACAAGTACCTGCACGCACACTTAACCAATGGAAGTTGAAATACAGGTTCGGTGACTACGGCATCATCGCTAAGAAGACAGGCATAAGCCGACCGACCATTATCAAGGCGTTCAAAGGCGAAGCACAAGACATTCTAATCAAAATAATCAACAAGTACTATGAGCAATAAGACAGCCAAACCAACCGAGCAGCCGAACTTCAACGACTGGATAAAGTACATCTATGAAGAATGCAGGCGTATGCAGATTGAGAATAAGATGCAGCAGATAAAGGACATCAAGCAATCATTTGTGAATACAAATGTAAACACCAAACAAAATAAAAGTTAACTTTGCACAAATCCAAAAACAATGAAACAAAATCAAAAACTCCCATCATTACCCGACTTGTATGCTGATCCTGAAGCGGCAGCAAAGAAGAACGACCTGCTTACCTTATTGAATCAACCACCGAAGCCTGAATGGATCAAGCAGAACAAGTTCGCTAACAACACGAACTACATCCCGATTGACAAGGTTGAGTATCTGCTGACTGCAATATATCAGTCTTGGCGATTCGAGATTAAGAGCGCACAGATAATGGCTAATAGCATCGTGGTCATTGGCAGGCTTCATATTCTTGATCCCATCACATCGCAGTGGGATTGGCAGGATGGCATCGGTGCAAGTCCTATACAAACGGCAAAGGGTTCAGCAGCGACAGACTTCACACAGGTGAACACATCAGCGGTTCAGATGGCTGCTCCTGCTGCGGAAAGCTACGCACTCAAAGATGCAGCCGAGAAACTGGGCAGGATATTCGGTAAGGACATCAACAGAAAGGACACCATCGACATTGCGCCTGTATTGCAGAACAAAGCCGAGCAGTTCAGGATGAAGTTGAACAAGTTAAACAACAACACATCTGACAATGGATAACAAGAAGCTAACGAAGTTCATTGCAGAGTTACACAAGAAGCGCAATCCAATATCTGCAAGCGAGATACAACAACTGGCAGCGAAGCACAGCATCACGAGGTCTATTGCGACGATAATGCGCAAGGCAGGATATGCTAATCGGATTAGGCGTGGCGTATATGTCATCAGTCGCAGCAAGTCAATCAAATCATTGAACAAAACAGAAATCAAAATCAATCACACAAGAAACAAACCAAAACTATGAATCAAATTAATCTAAAGACCTACAAATTCACCAACTTGAATCACGGTCAGATTCTTCAGATAATTGAAGAATACAGAATCAAAAACGATTTAACTAAAGCAGAAATATCAAGGCGAGCAGGTTATTCTGACACGCAGTATAATCAAGTTCTAAATAGAACTAACTTCTCAAAAAAATCATTTAATGCATTTATGAACCTATGCAATGCAGAAACTGAAAGAACTTTATTCAATGCTATTGATAAAAGAATCGAAGAGAATAGAAATGCTAATCAATATAATGTATTTGCACGCACGCAAGAAGAAGCGATTAACAAATTGAAATCATTAGGCTTCAAAATTCTTAAACCAACATACACAGAACTATGAGCAACTATAACGACTGGATAATGGACAGGTGCGGAAAGATTACTGCATCTGAAATCTATAAGATAATGGGCAAGGGCAGAAACAAAGATGCCTACTTCGGGCAACTGGCTGAAACCTATATGCTTTCAAAGATAGCCGAGATATTGACACTCGAACCGAACAACGGCGGCAGGGTGAACACGGATGCAATGGACTGGGGCAACGCACACGAATCAGATGCGGCGGCTGCATTCCAACAGAAGCATCCACACCTTAACCTGCAATACTACGGCATAATGAATCCCAAGTTCTTTGAGTACAACCAATACTGCGGCGGCAGTCCTGATGGCGTATTCACGGCAGCAACAGGCGACAATGGCATCATTGAAATCAAATGCCCTTACAACTCAACAGAACACGTGCGGCACTTGCTGATTACAGATGCAGCTTCATTGTTTGACATCGCAACCGAATATTACTGGCAGATGGTCGCTAATATGTTATTCACAGAAACACGCATCGGATACTTCATTTCATTCGACCCACGTATGGCACTGGAGCGATTGCAGTTGCACGTTGTACCGATTGAGCCTATTGATGGACATATCGAATTGATAAAGGAACGCATTGCAGAAGCGAGCAAGTGGATATTAACTAACGTGAACATCTTAAACGACACCTTATGAAAGACCAGTTAGACTACATTGAAGAACAGCACAACATCGAGATGGAAGCCTGCCCGATGTGTGACTGCATCGATACAGACTGCGAGTATTGTCACGGCAGTCCTATCTATCCACAGCAAGCAGCAAGCATCAAGAGGATGCTGAATGAAGAAGATTACTATTACCCTGAAAATGATATTGTATGATAAAAGGATTTGAGAAACAGACCGAGAAGCTAAATGATGATGAATTAGCCCTTGCACGTATTGTGGCGCAGGGGCTATCGAAGAAAACGAAGCACAACCCAGCTTCATCAAGTTACATCTGCGACACGCTGAATGAGAAGTACCCAGACATCAAGCTGACCGATGTGCGACTGCGTAAGATAATCAACCACCTGCGGCTGAACGGAATGCCGAACATCTGCGCAAATGGTAAAGGTTACTATGTAAGCGATGATGTACGTGAGTTGCAGGATTATGCGGTTAGTCTTGGTCAGCGCATCGGAGCGCAGGAAGCGGTGTATAAGTCACTGGTGCATCATATTGAACGGATAATAAAGAAATAACTCACATTGACAACCTTACAAGGCAATGAAGAACGTGACAAGTATCGTGACAGGATAGTGATGCAGTACCTGAAGTGCGGCGGCAAGTTATATGCAGACGATTACTGCGTGTTCGGATTTGATGACAGTTACAATATGCTGCAATACCTAATGAAGCTACAACGTGAGGGCATAGTTCGTGGCAGCATTGATAATAAATTTCGCAAGTACTTTGAATTGAAAAAATAAGTTAATTTTGCAGTATGATGAGAACGACATCATTTAAGATATTGGTTAAACCTTTAACCCAAACCCAGCAGCGTAGGTGTTCGTTCCACTGAAACTGTTGGGTTTTTTTATTATGAGTAAAGACCCAGCATTTTTATTTTACAGTTCAGATTTTCTGACTGGAACAATGTTATTTTCAAACGAACAAGTCGGTAAGTATATTCGACTTCTATGTTTGCAACATCAAAAAGGTATACTATCCGAAAAAGATATGTTAAAGATATGTGATACATATGATGAAGATATATGGCGTAAGTTCATAAAAACTGATGCAGGATATTACAATCAGCGACTTCAAGAAGAACAGAAAAAACGTGCTGCATATTCTGAAAGCAGGCGAAATAATCGAAAAAAGAAAGAAACACAAACAGATATGTCAAACATATCTAAAACATATGTTAAACATATGGAAAATGAAAATGAAAATGAAAATATAAATGATAATGAAAATAAAGATAAAAATGGTGTTGAAAAAAAATTCGATGCAAAGGATGCCCTGCTGAAGATGGGTGTCGATTCAAACCTTGCAGACGAATGGCTGAAAGTCCGCAAGAACAAACACCTGACCAACACACGTACTGCATTCCTGAAGATATGGCGAGAAATCAAAAAAACAGAACTAACAGCGAATGATTGCATCAAGGCAGCAATCGAGCATTCGTGGGGCGGATTTGAAGCCGACTGGCTGACAAACTCTACATTTGCCAAAAAAGGGCATAAAAACGACGAATCAAGCCTTACTAACCCCGAAGTGTACAAGAACATCAAATTCACATAATCTTTTAAAATAACCCACTTTATGAACGAAAAAATAGAAAGCTACTTACAGCAGGAACAAATCAAGCGGCAACAACTACTTGACGACATAAATCTGATTGACCTTACAGATGAAGAATATCAGCTAATCATATTCGACGCAAAAAAGCAAAAATATTACAGGCTGAAGTCGGAACAATACCTGCAACAACTAAAGCAGGATGAATGGCACGGATACACGCAATCACGCCTTGCAGAACTATATCTGAAACGACTGGCGCAACGTGTGAAGCAGAACAAGCGCAACGACATCAAGGACATCTTCACAGACCTTGCAGGGTATCACCTGAATGGCAGCACTACACTGGACACGAGCAAGGGCATCCTACTTATTGGCAACATCGGCACTGGAAAGACCATCATTGCATCCTGCGTGCTGAACAACCCGATAGGCAAGTTCGAGATGGTGAACTGCAATAAGTTGGCGGCGCAGTTCGATGGTCGTTATGATGAGATTGATTATTACACGAAAGAAAATTACTGCGGTGGTTTCCTGTGCTTCGATGACTTGGGTGACGAGCGTGAGATTAACCACTACGGCAACCGCATCAACCTAATGTCTGAATTACTGAAAGAGCGATATGTTAACGTGCCGCATAACCGCACTATGGTAACGACCAACCTGACACCTGACCAGATTAAGGATAAATACGGCGAGCGTGTATATAGCAGGATGCGTGAGATGTTCAACATCATCCCGATTGCAGGAAGTGATTTGAGGCAGTAACGTTATCGGACTTTGCGAAGTAGCCGAAACGAAAAATTAAATCGAAGTACAAAACTTAAAAATTAGAACAATATGTCAAACGAAGAACAAAACGGCTTTTTTGCCAAACCCGTGTTAGCACCAGTACGGGTTCTTAATCTCTATGCTTGTTTAGGAGGCAATAGATTATTATGGGAAAATTGCGAAGTTACTGCCGTTGAATGGGATGAAGAACTTGCAAAACTATATCAAGAGAGGTTTCCAAATGATAAGGTAATAATTGGCGATGCTCACAAATACTTATTAGAACACTTTAAAGAGTTTGATTTTATTTGGAGTTCGCCACCTTGTCCGAGCCATTCAAGAGCAAGATTTGCAAGGCGAAATACAACTACGCCAATTTATCCTGATTTGAAGCTGTATGAAGAAATATTGTTTTTAGAAAACTATTATGAGGGCAAATATTGTGTAGAAAATGTAATACCATATTACGAACCATTGATACCTGCAAAGAAAATCGGAAGGCATTTGTATTGGACAAATTTTAGGTTGCCGAATGATTTAGGAGAACGAAAGCACTCAATTATGGAAAGCAAAGACGAAACTAAAAAATGGTGCGAATTCCATAATTACGATTTTACTAAATACAAAGGCACTCAACCTGTTCAAAAAATTGCCCGAAATTTAGTTGATTACGAAGCTGGAAAAACAATATTTAATATAGCTATGGGAATAATAAACAAACCTAAAACAAGCCAAGAATGTCTATTTGGAAACGAATGGTAGTATTGGCACATAACTCACATATTGGCGCAACTTAAAAAAAACTTACATTCGCATAAAAAACGATGCGAATCATTACACTTCTACTGCTGATATGCACCTACGTGTCGGCACAAGTTCCGCAGCTTCAATCGTTGCCGAACAGCACCAATGTTCTATTCCTTGACTTCGATGGCGCAGTAATAAACAACCCGAACTGGAGCGCAAGCACAATCAATGCTGCATCATCAGGATTCACCACACAACAGATTCGTGATGTGTTCAATTCTGTTGCGAACTACTATTGGATATTCGACTTGAACGTAACCACAATCGAATCCGTATATAACGCAGCACAGACAAGCAAGCGTGGCACTATTGTATTAACGCCAACGGATTCGTGGTATGGCGGTGTCGGCGGTGTTGCCTTTGTCGGCGCGTGGGGATGGCAGGCATATCAACCGGGATTTGTATTCACTAAAAACATAACGAGCAACGGACAACCTGACTTCAAGAGCATTGCCAACGCAACAGCACACGAAGCAGGGCATATGTTGTACCTGAACCATCATTCAGAAAACAACGCACAAGGTCAAGCAGTAGCAGCTTACTATTACGGCAAGGGTGATGGCGAAACATCATTCGCACCACAGATGGGCGTGGCATACGGTCGCAATATCGGGGCTTGGGTATGCGGACCAATCAGCGGTCCTTGTGGGTGGCGTATGTCGGGCGGCTTCAATATGCCGAACTGGCAGGATGACATCGCAGAATTATCACTACAACGTATAGGCGGCAAGGGTTACACGCCGCATCCAAAACTATTATCATTGAAAGCAGACGACATCGGAAACACAACAGCAACGGCTAAGAATATCAACATTGTGAACAACGCAGTAAGTGATTCGGGTATGATAGGAATGTCGTTTACAAACACGACTTCATTTCATTACATAGACAATCCACCTGTAACTATATATGATGAAGATTACTTCAGGTTCACAACTACAACGGCGCAGAACTTCACCATCAACTGCAGACCATTTTCATTCAGGCAAACGGACAACTGGCAGGCGACAATGGACACAAGGCTAATAATACGCAACGCATCGGGCAACATCATTGCACAGGATTCCAACTTGCAGAAGTTGTCATCAAGCATAACGCTAATCAATCAGCCAGCAGGCACATACTTTATTCAGGTAGGTTCAGCAGCCAACCCGAATATGAATGCCCCCTGTTACGACACTGACCCGATTGCGAACAGACCACAGAACAAACGCTACAACAGCGTGGGCAGGTATTATATCACAGGCACATTCGCCCCTGCTTCATCCTTACCAGTAGTGACAATAGGCAACATCAGCACGACTTGTGCAGGGGTGCAGGCTAACATCACCAATCAATCACAGAATGCAACAAGCTATGTGTGGAACTTGGGCAGCGGCGCAACACCTGCCACATCAACGGCGATAAGTCCGAATGTAACCTATTCAACAGGCGGCACAAAGACTGTGACATTAACGGCGACGAATGTAAACGGCAGCACAACGGCGACTAAGAACTTCACCATCACGAACCCGATGCAGGTATCAATCAATGCGCCATCGAGCGTACAGGCAGGCACACCGACCACAATCACAGCCAACGCAACAGGCGGCACAGCACCATACACATACAAATGGGCAGGTGGACAGACCACGCAGAGCATCACCATCACGCAGACCGTGACGACATCATACGGCGTGACCGTTACATCGACGAACGGATGCACTGGCGATGGATTCGTGACCATCAGCATCAGCGTAACGCCACCACCCCCGACTTGCACACAGCCGACCATAACAGCATCAACAACGTGCCAAGCGGTAACGGTCAGCATTGCACCCAACACGAACTATCAATCCATATCATTCAGCTATGCAGTGAATGGCGGCGCACAGAACACGCAGACCTTATCAGCACCATTCACAACCACATTACCGATACAGGCATCGAGCGTAATATTGAGGGCAACGGCAACCTGTACGAATGGCACGAAGTCGGCGACCAGTGAAATCACATACACCGTGCCTGCCATATCACAAGCACCGCCAGACTTCACCTTGTCATCAAGTGGCGGTAGGTGGACAACTACATTCGTAAACAACGGCAGCAAGTTCTACGCAATACGCTTCCGCAATGCAGGCACAACGGCGTGGAGCGAAACGACAACTAATGGCTTAACCATCACACGACCTGCAACAATAGGAACGACGATTGAAGTACAATCGCAGTCACGATGCCAGACAGGTTCGGGTGCTTGGTCATCATCTAAAACAATCACAATTCAATAGATATGAAAACACTAATTACAATCATACTGACAACGATATGCCTATCATCGGTTGCGCAGATTAAAATGGCGGACAAAATCATCATCAGAGGCAAGTCATTCGACCTGCTATCTGAAGCAAAGAACAACGACCTGTTGGACATCGAGTTCCACGATGGCAAGCTATTTACTAAGGCGACCGACTTGGTGATGAACCTGACCTTTGACAGCGAATACACACGCAGCTTCACCATTACAGGCTTAACGGTCAAGGCACGCCTGAACATCAACAACAACGGCGATGGTGTCATATCGGGCAACTTGCAGATGGATGGCAGCGATGAAGTGTACATCCTTGACAGCTATCAGGGCAAGTACATATTTTTGCGCAAGCCCAAAGAAGTGCTGATACAGGAATGACGATTGACAACAACATATTGTATATAGGCATAGACCCCGACATTGACAAGTCTGGGTTATGTGTTTATGACCGATATGCTGAAGATAAGATACAACTATTCACGGCATCATTCTTTGATGCGTTGCAGACGATTGAAGAGTGGAACAGCAGGCGCAGAACGATTGTAAAGCTTGAAGCAGGGTGGCTGAATAAGAAAAGCAACTGGCACGGCGGCAAGTCAAACGTGGCGCAGAAAATAGCCAAGAACGTGGGTGAGAATCACGCAGTAGGTAAGTTGATTGAGGTGTACTGCATCCGCAACAACTATCAATGCCACCTTGTCATCCCTAAGAAGCACAAGGTCAATGCCGAGCAATTCAAACGGCTTACAGGATACGACAAGCGAACGAATCAGGAGGTGCGAGATGCAGCAATGTTAGTATATGGCTTATGACCTTTCACGACTTATATACAGGCAGCGAGTTGTTGAGCATCTGCAAGAAGATAACCAACAACCACGACCTGACAGACGACCTATATCAAGAAGTGTTATTGTGCCTGTTGGAGTACGACAAGAATAAACTTGCAGCTATTGAAGCACAAGGGTCGAATAACATCAAGTTCTTTGCAGTTCGTATTGTGATGACAATGTGGCGCAGTCCACGTTCGACATTCAACTACAAGTACAGGAAGCACCTACACGATGAACTGAATGAAAATATAAATGTGGTTACTTTTGATGAAACAAAAACTACAACCTATGACGAAGCAGGCATCCAAGACTACATCCAAGAGCAAGAAAAAAGTTACGGCAGCATCGGCAAGTACCCCTACGATGCACGGATATTGCAGCACTATATCGCAGAGGGTTCAATTCGCAAGCTGCACCGAGAGACAGGCATCCCGACATCAGCCATCCACTTCTCGCTAAAGAAAAGCAAAAGACAAATCAAAGACTATATGAACAACCAACCATACAAGGTGCTGATGCTTCGCAACGTACCTGAATCTGGCGTAGAGTACCACCGATGCCTTATTCCTGCACACCATATCGCAGACAACTACAAGCACATCGACATCACGCTAATCAACACAATAGACCAAGCGAAAGCAGATTTTTTTAAGAGCTATCAGTTGTTAGTAATCACAAGGCAGGCATCGAGGTCAATCAACCCTGTACACGTAATCAACACAGCCAAGCAGGCAGGATGCAAAGTGTTGTACGATATTGACGATTACTGGGTACTGCCACACGACCACGTTCTATACTATGCATATAACAGAGAAGAATCAAACAGAGTGGTGGACACGATACGAGCGGCAGACTATGTGACCACAACGACATCATACCTTGCAGACAAGATAAAGAACTACAACACCAATGTAGAGGTATTGCCGAACGGCATCAATCCAGACCAACCGCAATGGAGCAGTACGGCAACGGAATCAGACCTTGTGCGTGTCGGATGGCAGGGCGGCATCTGTCATTTGCCTGACATACAGATGATGGCTGATGGGATGGAAAGGCTACACGATGACTTGTCAATAAATGGCAAGTATCAGGTTGTGTATGGTGGGTTCAGCAATGGACAAAAGCAGGCATTGCTTATCAACGGCGTGTATGAAGAACGACCAATCCAGATTCAGGCGCAGGAATCATACAAATACGAAAAGGTGTTCACAAACAACTACAACTGCCTATCGCCTGACTATGCAGCTGAGTTAAAGAAATACGAAACGACCAACATCACGACTAACGAAAAGTACAGGCGTATATGGGGCAAGGACATATACAACTACGGCTACCTATTAGACGAAATGGATGTGTGCCTTGTGCCGCTTAAGGAGAACGAGTTCAACAAATGCAAGTCGCCGCTTAAACTTGCAGAAGCAGGATTCAAGAAGAAGCCGTGCATCGTATCAAATATCCATCCCTATCAGCCGCACTACAATGGAAGCAACTACGTGCCAGTTGAACCTAACCGAAGCCATAAAGATTGGTATAAGCAAATCAAGCGAATGATTGAAAGCCCTGCAATGCGTGAGGACTATGGCAACGCACTATATGAATCGGTCAAGCATAAATTTCACATCGACACCGTAAATAAAAAACGTGTACAGTTATGGAACTTCATCGTGAATGGATATTGATATTGTCGCCGTTTATTGCAGCAGCCATCTACCCTGTGAGCAATGTGGTACAGACATTCAAGTGGTTCTTCAACATCAAACGAATGAAGCCATTTGATTGCACGAAGTGCCTATCGTTTTGGGTATGCCTGACATTGGGCATCATCAACCACGTGTCATTTGAAATATTAATACCTTTGTGCTTTACATCGATGTTTGCAGGGTATATAATTACAAAATACATCACCAAGCTATGAACCAATCACAATACGAAAGACTAAAGGCTGCGTGGACTACATACAACACGTGGAAAGTGGCAGGCTTCGTATCGGGCGACAACCAATCTCAGGCAAACCTGATGACGATGCTATCCGTACATATTGAGTTGTTCAATATGCCACCGCCTGACTTGTCTTGTCCATCTTGCGTACAGGATATGATGAAACGATTATATGAACATTCAAACTACACCTATGAATAAGGCACTGATAGCAATGGCAGTGTATAATACTGCTGAGAATAAAAAGTTTGAGGTAACGAAGCGCACCATTGATGGTCTAATTAATTCATATGTTCACCATAGACATGACCTATACATTATCGATAATGGCTCGCATCATGAAACAATTGATTACATTTTATCACTACCCAAACGAGTAACAAAGATATTTAATGGGGCAAACATCGGAACTGCAAGAGCAATCAATAAGGCATGGCAGTTTAGGAAGCAAGGTCAACACGCAATAAAGATGGATGATGATGTAATAATTCATTGTGATAATTGGGTTGAACAGATGATTGAAGCAATTGATTGTGACCATAACATTGGCATCGTAGGGCTGAAGAGAAAGGATTGTTGGGAGCATCCAAAGCATGAAGAAGAAGATTATAAGTCAACACTTATTCAATTGCCACATACACCTGGAAGTCGATGGATAAATGTAGAAGTAGTTAGGCACGTCATAGGAACTTGCCAAATGTATAACTCTGCATTACTGGATAAGATGGGATTCCTATATCAACCTTCACTCTATGGGTATGATGACGTGATTGCATCGCATAAGTCACAGATAGCAGGGTTCTATAATTGCTTCCTAAACCACATCGACATTGACCACATCGACGAAGGAAATACACCTTATCAGTCATGGAAAGAAAAACATAGCAGCGAAGTGACACAAGAAGTAATTAACTTTGTTCACCAAATGATAAGAGGTGAACGTGAAATTTATCAACCATTTTACTAATGATAGTTATAACTAAGATATATACAGAAACACCTTACACTATTCAGATGGTCAAGTCATTTGAAAAACAAGGATATGAAGTTGCAGTATTGAAAGGACCACACAAAGGAAATGGAGAACTGCTTCGAGAACTTTATGAATGCTACAAGCAAGCAGCAACAGGTCATAAGACATTCTGTTATTCGGATGGGGCTGATACTTATTGCCAAAAGGCTTTTGATGCACCAAAAGATAAAATAATCTATTCAACAGAAAAGGCATTGTTCCCTCCACTGGAAGGACTTCAATATCCTGACAAGCCAGTAGTTAACTCAAAATGGAAACATTTGAATGGAGGTGGCGTATGTGGTAGTTTAGAAGTCATGATTGAATTTATGGAAAAATATGGATTGACAAAACTTACCAATGAAGCAACGGCACAGCTTGAACTTCACTATGCATATTTTGAAACATTAAAAGATGGCTTTCCATTTGAATTAGATTTTGATTGTAAAATATTTCAATGCATAGCACACATGGAAGAGGGTGACTTTGAATATAAAGATGGGTTGGTCCACAACAAAATAACAAAAACAACACCTGCAATTATTCACGCTAATGGAATTACACCCACCCCTAAAGAGTGGGGATTTAAAATTTGGTAATATGTCATAAAAGCAAGGCAATGATTTCAATATACGACATCACAGCAGAATTTGAAAGGAAGCTATGCGAGTACACAGGTTCACCATATGCAGTGGCAGTAGATAATCAAAGCAATGCGTTATTTCTTGCCCTTATGTATGAAAAGCATATGGGTAAGGTAGTCAACAAGACAATCAGCATCCCATCGCACACCTATCCATCAGTGCCTTGTGCAATCATACATTCAGGCAATAAGGTGAACTTCATACCGAGCGACAGAACATTAACTGGCGAATATCAGCTTATAGGCAGTTCGGTTTGGGATTCAGCATTGCGATTTACAGCAGGTATGTATCGAGAACATCAGTATCAATGCTTATCATTTACAGGACCATACAAGCATCTAAAACTTGGCAAGGCAGGGGCGATACTTACTGACAATTTTTATGCGTATAATTGGTTCAAGCGTGCGAGGTTCAGCGGCAGGGGTGAATGCAGCTACCACGTAGATACATTCGAGATGCTTGGGTGGAACTTTTATCTGTTACCTGAAATAGCGGCAAAGGGCGTTCGAGATATGCAGCAGTTCTACAACTTGGATGGCACGGCAAAGGAAATGCCAGACATCAGCTTGCCTTATCCTGATTTGTCTAAATTCGCAGTATATTATGAATAGCCTTGCGATAGTTGGTTCGGGTGGCTTCGGTCGGGAAGTAGAGCAGTGGGCGAAATATTCGGGGTATAAACACATCGCATTCTACGTAAGCGACAACCTATGCAATGGCGAAATGCCACTATCCACGTTGCCAACAGATATGCCAACGGTGATAGCAATAGGCAATCCGACCGTTCGTATGCAGTTGGTGAAAGAGATGTCGAGGAATCAGAACTATGACCGCATCATACATAAGACAGCGATAACATCAAGCTACAACAATGGAATGATACTATGCCCTTATGCAGTGATAACTACTAACGTAATTGCAGGCAGGCATTTGCATATGAACTTACATTCAGACATCGGTCACGACTGTGTGATTGGCAATTATGTAACGCTTGCACCAGGCGCACGGGTAAGTGGTTATTGCGTGATAGGTGATTGTGTCTATGTTGGTACAAACGCAGTGATACGTGAGGGCGTACATATATGCGATGTGGTGACGATAGGCGCAGGGGCGGTGGTGTTGAACGATATAACTGAATCAGGTGTTTACGCAGGAGTACCCGCAAAAAAAATAAAATAGATATGGCAAAGCATAAATACATCAAGACACCTGAACAACTGTGGGAGTTATTTGAAAAATATCAAGAATCGCTTTCAATATTAAAGATACCGCAGTCGCACGTTAAATTAGGAGTAGTTTATTTAGAAGTTAAAGAGCCAATGACATTTGAGGGATTCGAGTGTTGGCTTGCAGATAATGATATTATTCAAGATTTAGGTGATTATTCAAAGAATGATGATGGCAGATACGCAAATTATGCCCCCATCATTACACGTATAAGGAAGAATATCTATTCACACAACTTCAACCGAGCCGCAGTAGGTCTATACAAAGAGAACTTAATAGCACGGCAATTAGGTATGGCAGATAAGGTGCAAGAATCAGGCGACAAGCAGGTAACCGTTAAAATAGTTGATGAATCCACAAGTAGTTACAATCCCGACATTACACCAAGCGCAGAATGAAATCGTAAAGAATAGACGCAGGTTCAATGTAGTTGATTGCGGCAGGCGATGGGGTAAGTCATACCTTGCAGCACATTTATTGATAATTACATCAGCGAAAAGTAAATATCCGTGTGGTTATTTTACGCCGACATATAAGCTACTTGAAAACACATATACGCAGCTGCAAAACTTATTGAAGCCTGCAATATCGAGAAAGCACGACAATCAATTTATCGAACTGATTACTGGTGGGCGCATAGACTTCTGGACAATGGACAATCCATATGCAGGTCGCTCACGAAAATATAAAGTAGCCATAGTTGATGAAGCAGCATTTGCGAAGAACTTATGGGAACTATGGACTGAATCAATCAGACCAACGCTAACCGATTTAAAGGGCAGTGCTTGGTTTTTATCCACACCAAAGGGCAAGAATGACTTTTACAAATTATTCGTTAAAGGTCAGGGCGACAATGACTGGGCAAGTTGGCAAATGAGTACATACACAAACCCATTCATTGAACCATCCGAAATAGATGCAGCACGTAAAGACCTGCCCGACATCGCATTCAATCAAGAATATATGGCTATGTTCAATGAGAATGCAGCCAACCCATTCGGACTTGAACACATACGAAAACAGATACAGCAGAAAGCAGATGCCACCAACGTACACTTCTACGGCGTTGACCTTGCTAAGTCGAGCGACTACACCTGCATCGTGGGATTGCATCAGAACGGCAGCATAGCGTACTTCGAGCGTTTTCAAAAGGACTGGAGCAGCACCACTGCAATACTGAAGATGCTAATCGGCACAACACCTGCATTGATAGATAGCACTGGTGTCGGCGACCCTATTGTCGAAGAATTGGTCAAAATATGTCCAAATGCAGAGGGGTTCAAGTTCACATCGGAATCGAAGCAGCAGATAATGTTAGAGCTTGCTACATCGGTACAAAAGCGTGAGGTTTCTATTTTAAGTGGGGTAATGCAAGAAGAAATGGAATCATTCGAGTACACATACAGCGCACGTGGTGTGCGATATTCTGCGCCTGATGGGATGCACGATGATACGGTATGCGCCCTTGCACTTGCTAACCATTGCAGGCTAACGAAACAATTAAACAAAGTAACTTTATTCCGATGATAAGAATAACCCTACCGACAGACTGGAGCGACATCAGCATAGGCAAGTTCCAAGAGATATATGCGATACTGAAGATGCCTGATGGCTTGGTGTTGGAAAAGGACATCAAGATACTTGCAGTGCTAACAGGACAGAGTGAAGAAGTAATCGGCAACGTGGATATGGATGACTATGCCTTTATGATGAACAAAATAACATTCATCAATCAGTTCCCAAGCGCAGACCACATCCCGACGCAGGTCAAGTTCGATGGGGTAAAGTATAACTTGCAGATGAAGATGGAAAAGCTGAAACTTGCGCAGTACATAGATTTGGAGTTGTTGAGCAAAACGCAGGATGAAATCATATACAACATGCACAAGATACTTGCAATCTTTATGAGCGACAGCAAGACATACAGCACTGAAGATATGATAAGGCGAGCCGACATATTCAAGGCGAAGATGACCATTGACGTTGCCTATCCAATCACTGTTTTTTTTTATCTGCACTTCAACGCTTTGTTAAGCGCTACACTAAGCTATTTGGTTTCGGAAGCAGACAAACAGACGAAGCAGTTGAAACAAACACTGCCGACAACTACGAGAAGAGATGGAAGTGGTATATTATTTTGGAAGAACTGAGCAGCGACAGGCGTATGTGGGATTACTATTTCGATATGCAGATAATTGAATTTTTTAATTACTATTCATTCAGGCTTGACAAGGCACGGAATGATGAAGCAAAACAAAAGAAGCAATGGCAACAATCCCGAAAGGCATAAACAAATTACAAAGAGAAAGGTGGGCGAAGTTCGAGGCAGCCGACATCGGCATCACGGACACAAGCGACACGCAGGTAATCATACAAGACAGCATCACGGACATACTAATCAAGTTCATCACAGCCGTAAAAAGTCAGGTGCAAGAGAATCTGAATGCGACGAGCAAGACAGGGCAGCAGAGCCTATATAACAGCGTGCAGGTGAATGTTGAAGAAACAGGCAACACGGTATCTGTTCAGCTTGTGATGAACGACTATTGGAAGTATGTGGACAAGGGCGTGAAAGGTCGCAAGTCAACGTATCCCGAGAGTGCTGATTCGCCGTTCGCCTACCCACAGAAGCCGAAGTCAAGTGGCGGCAAGTTTCAGAATAGTCTTGAGTTATGGATTGCGCAGAAGCCGATACAGATACGCACAAGCACAACACAATCGGGAGCAGCAGTACGCAACATCAACAGCAGCATTGCATACGCTATACGCAACAAGATAATTGACAGAGGTATCAGGGCGACTAACTTCTTCAGCAGCGTAATCAACGACCAGAGCATTGCGGCATTACGTGAGGAAACCGAGAAGCGACTGGGCAAGAAGTTAGAGATTGCACTGACCACATTCAAACGACAATAACTTATTTCTATTTAACAATATGGCAATCACGATAATAGACAAGCCCTACACGACCACGCACAACTTCGCACCGACACACAATCCGTGCTTCCTTACCGTATCAGGAACGAACAACGTGCAAACAGGTTACAGGCACATATATCAGATATTCATCAACGGCACATTGCAGGCAACGGTCAAGAAGTCGCCTATGCCGAACGGATATGGAGCAATAGACCTGCATCGCATTGTGGATAGTTACATCAGCCACGACATAGAATATGCAGATACAGGCTTCAATAATTGCAGCAATATGCGTGCATCCGTTCAGGTCAAGGTGGGCGAAGAATACGGCACGACACAGACATTGGACGTGACGAGCGACACATTAAGGCTATGGAACGCATCCATTCCGTATCGTGACTTCATCAACTTTGACACGACCACACGCTGCATCAATCAGAACGCATCGGCACGCTTCCTTACCACGCCGTTGACATTCAGACACACACGAGGGTCGTATGCTTGGCTATATATGATACAAGAGCAGACCAATGATGTGGCAGCGTTATATATTGCTACATACAACAGCGCAGGCGTAGGGCTTGGCACATACAGACTGACCAACACGAACAACACGGTAACAGGCTTAACGAATCAATTCCTGCGAGTACCGATTGGAAGTGGCAACATAGCGAACAACACGATTGTGACCTTAACAGGCAGCACGCCGATAATCACTAACAACGTGGCATATTACACGGTCACTGCTTTGGATAGCAGCTTCGACTTCAACAGCCTTACATACACGTATTACATACTTGATGCTGAATGCACATACACGACATACAACCTTGTGTTTCAAAACAGATGGGGCGGATTTGATTCTGCGCAGTTCACAAAAGTTTCACGAGAAACAATCACGGTAGAGCGGCAGCGATTCGAAAAAACAGACTACACATTCCCATCAGGCGTGTTCACGCAGAACATCAAGAATAGGGGCAAGACCACATTTCACGTAGAAAGCAAAGAATCGGTTCAGTTGAATTCGGATTGGCTAACGGATGCAGAGTTCGATTGGTTGCAGGAACTAATTACATCACCGATGGTCTATTCGGTTGAGGATGGTGCATTGGTGCCAGTTGAAATCAACACGAACACATACGAGGTGCGCAAGTCGGTCAATGATGGTGCTTCGCAGTTAGTTATCGATATGGAATATGGCTATCAGCAATACGCAACACGATGAGCAGAACGCAACTATACATATCACCTAACCGCAAGGGAACGGTATCGGTAACGAATGGCAGTATCACGGTAACGGGAACAAATACTGCATTCACAGATGCAGACGATGGAAACACTATAATATTCAGGACAAGCAGAGGCGACATTGAAAGAATTATACTGAATGCGAACCCGAACACGCAGACATTAACGCTTAATGCGGCAATGCCATTGACTGAAAGCGGAATCTTTTATTATCTTGAATACGTTGAAGTGGACTTGTACGCCGACATACCGTTCACGCTTACATTCAACATTGCAGACATACGCAATCCTGACAAGCGCAACGGTTCATTCAGCAAGACAGTAAGATTACCAGGCACAGACACGAACAACGCACTATTTGGCAGCATATTCGAGATTGATATTGATGGCAGCTTCAATCCTAACATCAAGGCACTTGCATACATCGAGATTGACACGATAGAGCAGTTCAGGGGTGTGATGCAGTTGCTTCAGATTAACCGCACCCGTGACTTCATTGAATACGAGGTGTCTGTATATGGAAATGCAGGTTCTTTATTTTTAGGTATAGGAAATAAGTTTCTAAATGAACTTGATTTAAGTGCCTATAATCATAAACGAACATCAGCAAACATTCAGAACAGTTTAACTACTTCGATACTGAAAAATGGTAGCACATTTGACAATTTTACTGGCAGTATAACAACTAAATTCCCGAACGGCGAACCTGATGGAGTTGGTTATATGTATCCAATATTAAATGACGGATCGCAGCAATTTGGTTTGATAGGTAATTTCACTTCGGGTGAATTAACGCCTGCTATTTATGCGAAGCAAATAATAGACAGCATATTTGATAGCGTTGGTTATACATACAGGTCAGATTTCTTAAATTCATCATTCTTCAAGAAACTTATCATACCATATAAAAAGCAGAAACGTAAAGTAAAGATATTCGCCAATTTAGTAATAACACCAACACCAATCACAACGAGCGTAAGTGTAAACCTGATAAAAAAATCTGTATTCGATGACATAGAAACAGTGTTAGCTTCGATAATTGTCAACCCTAATGAATATTATACACAGCTGAATGCAACAACAGATTTATACTATGGCGATCAGGTCTATGTGACGATAAAAAGTGCAGCAAATAATATTGCTATTGAGCCAAAGGGTAATTTAGGTGTGAATGATCCTGGCAGTTATTTCTTTATTGAATATTTAGATTTACAAGGCACTAATTACCCTAACAGTGGTTTTTATGCTTATGTATCAAATCAGATAAATATAACTGGTCCGCAGCTTAGTTTCAAAATAATATTTGATAATGACAGCACATTGCCTGCATTTGACCTAAACAGCGGTTACGACAATACAACGGGCATATTCGAAGAACCAGTAACAAACTTGAATTTATTTGCGCCCGACAAAATAAAACAATCCGACTTCCTAACTTCAATCATAAAGATGTTCAATTTATATGTTGATATAGATAGGACTAATGTGAAGAATTATATCATAGAGCCGTACAATGATTTTGTTACAGATGAAGTGTTGGACTGGACAATGAAGCTCGATAACAGCAGGCAGATTGAAATATATCCGATGGGCGAACTTGACTTCAGCACGTTCAGGCTGAAGTATAAAGATGATATTGATTATTTTAATAAAACATACACAAGCATCTATAATGAATTATATGGCGAAAAAAGAGTTGACATTAACAATGATTTCGTAAGAAATGAAAATCGTATAGAAATAATATTTTCACCTACACATTTGAGTGGCAAGGTAGGATCGCCAATTATTCCGCAGTTATTTGTATTAGAAAACAACCTGCCTGCCGCATACAATTACAATATAAGAATATTGCACTATGCAGGTCTTATAGATGGCAATTATTCTATTATTAATGATCCGAATGCAGATACAGTTACGACGACTAACTATACTAAATACCCATTCACGGGGCATACGGATGATCCGCAAAATATGACTCTTGATTTGTTGTTCGATAAGCCAAGACAAGTATATTGGATATTAGACAATGCGAACACTTACACTGATAATAACCTATATAACAAGTATTGGGAAAAGTACATCAGCGAGATAACGGACAAAGATTCAAAGATTGTCAAGATGTGGTTGTATCTGAATGTAAAAGACATCAACCAATTAGATTTCACAAAAAAGTATTTCATCAACAATTCGTATTACCGACTGAATAAGATTGAGAACTACAATCCGATTACAGAGCAGGTGACAAAGTGCGAGTTCTTAAAGATAAGCGAGGGTTCACCATTCGTAGCAGGCGATACAGACAACCCGATTGATAACCTTGTCAATTACAACCTTGTCATCGGCGGCGTGGATGAGATACGCAACATCGCTGCTGATTCATTCTATAACGTAGTGGTGGGCGGTAAGGATGAAGTGCGCAACATTGCAGCTACATCACCATTTCATATCATAAGAGGATAATATGTTAAACATACAAGACAGCAAGATAATTCTAAAAAACAGCACTATCTCTGGGCAGGTTCCTACCGTAGCACCCAGCAATGACCATACGGATGGTGCGTGGACTGCAACGGACATATATGAGGGCGAGATAATGGCGAACGTGGCAGATAGCAAGGTATGGATGCGTATGAATGCAGGCATACGTGAGTTCTTGATTACACGCAACAATTCTGCAACAGGCGACCTATACTATGTCGGCAGCGGCACTTGGCAGCGATTACCGATAGGCACATCGGGGCAGGTGTTAACGGTCAGCAGTGGCGGTGTGCCAACGTGGGCAGCGAGTACGGGCGGCGGCGGTTCATCGGGTGGGGTACCTACAACAAGAACGATAACGATTAACGGCAACACGCAGGACTTGTCAGCAGACAGAACGTGGACAATAGATGGTGGTGTATCTTATGGCGTAGCATCAGGCACGAACACATACACGGTAACCATATCGGGAGTGGCATCATATACAGAGGGGGATGTATATGCAGTTAAGTTCACCAATGGGAATGATGATGATTCAACTATCAACATAAACGGACTTGGGGCAAAGACATTAGTGAAGCAGTTGAATATTCAGGTAACAGGGGGCGACATTGAATCAGGGCAGCAGTTTATCTTGATATATGATGGCACTAACTTCCAGATGATAGGTGTTGCGCCGAATCAATTATTTGCTTATGTAACCAATGCTGATTCTGTAACTATAAACAAAGGACAGCCAGTATATGCCTTTGGTGCGCAGGGCAATCGAATGAGCGTTAAGTTAGCATCGAATACTGGAGATGCAACTTCAGCGCAAACGGTCGGTGTTGTATTCAGTTCGAGCATAGGTGCTAACCAAAAGGGATTTATAATTACACAAGGCGTTATATCGGGCGTGAACACGTCAGCTTATACGGCAGGTGACCAGTTGTATTTGGGTGCTACGGCAGGCACTTTGACTGCAACGAAGCCTGTTGCCCCGAACCACCTTGTTTATATCGGAATTGTAGAGAGGGCTAATGCAGGTAATGGTCAGATTTACGTTAAGCCACAGAACGGATATGAACTTGACGAATTGCACGATGTCCTAATCACAACGCCTGCAAATAACAATCTGCTTGTTTATGAAACAGGAACGAACAACCTATGGAAGAACAAGTCGCTTGGCACGGTATTAGGTGGCAGCACTTCGCAATATGTGCGTGGCGATGGAAGTCTGCAAACATTCCCAACATTAACAAGCGGCACGGTCACATCGGTAGCAGTTGCAGCAGGCACGACAGGGAGCGACATAAATATCAGCGGTTCGCCAATAACGACAAACGGCACGATTACAATCAACATACCAACTGCATCATCAACCAATAGGGGTGCATTGTCATCAACGGATTGGACGACATTCAATCAGAAGTCGGGCGTGTTTATGCACAGAATCGCACCAACGGCATTTAACCCATTAGATGCGACGACATACTATGCAGGTGACTTATCTGCATCATTGGATTGGGGAACAACGGCGGCGGCACGTAGGCATTATGTTGCTGCATCATTCGAGTTGATTGCGGCATCGATAATGGTCAGGGTAGCAGGTACAATCGGAAGTGGTGAATCAGGCACGTTGGCGATAAGAAAAAACAACACGACAGATTTCACTATATCAGCAGGTGTACTGATGAATGCAGCAAACGTATATGTACAAGCAACAGGGTTATCGGGTGCATCGTTTGTTTCGGGCGATTATTTCGAGTTAAAATTCACAGCACCTACTTGGGCGACAAATCCAACAAACGTAAACTTCATTGTAGCACTTTATTTCAGATGATAACAGTACGACTAACCACAGAAACAATACCAAGCGGAGCAGTTCGCAACGTGATTCAATATTACGATAACGACATACTATCAAGCATTGAAGTGTTTGCAGATAATAAGTATGATGAAGTGCGCAACTTTCAGATTGCAGAACTATTTGAATATTTCAAAGGAGAACTAACCACGCAGCAGTATGTGAATCTGCTGAATGCAATACGCAACCACGTTGATGACTGGCGTGTCGGTTCACCACGATTGCGCTTATGGTTCGAGAACGGTCAGGATTCTGCTTGGTCAACGAACTTTACAACGAACGGATATGCACAGACGACATATTACACGGTGGCACGTAAGGACAAGGCACTCGAGATATTGCAATTCATTTCTTAACATTTTCTATTTAAGGTTATGGCAGAAGTAGTATTAGATGTAAAGGTCAACACAGGGGCAAGCACGAATGCGCTTAAGGAAGCACGCAACGAAATAAAACAGTTGACTGCTGCTGCATTGGAAGCGGAAAAGGCAGGCGACAAAGCGTTATCAGATACGTATGCAAAGAAAGCAGCCGAAGCACGTGACCAAGTAAAAGACCTGCAAGAGAAAATCAATGCACTTGACCCGGGCGCAAAGGCGCAGGCATTCGCTGCATTCGGTCAAACGGTGGCAGGTGGATTGACAGCGGCTATATCTGCAACGGCGTTATTCGGTGACAAGAATAAAGACCTTGAAGCTACACTTGTCAAGGTTCAATCAGCAACGGCACTATTGCAGGCTACACAATCAATTGCGGATGGATTGAAGCAGGCGAGCATCATCAAGACCGTTGCACTGACCACAGCACAATCAGCATACGCAACAGTAGTCGGCGGCACAACAGGCGCATTGAAGTTATTCAGGATAGCACTTGCATCAACAGGCATCGGGTTGGTAACTGTCGCACTTGGTGCATTGATAGCCAACTTTGAAAAGGTCAAGCAGGCTATTAATAGCTTTCTTGATACATTAAAAAATATACCGCTTATAGGCAAATTCATTGATGTTGCTCAAAGTGGTGCAAGCAAAGTATTGAACTGGGTAACGAGTTCAGATGCGGCAAATGATAGCCAAAAAGAATTAAACAAAACACTTGACGATTCTACTCAAAAAACAGATAAATACAACGATTCCATATCTAAAGTAGATGAACAGACAAAGACCTATGTAAGCGGCAGTTTGAATGATTACAACAATAGGCTAACCAGACTGCGAGAGGAATTAAACAATCTCGTAATAGGCAGTGATGCGTTCTTAGCTAAACAGCGAGAGATTGCAGCTACCGAAGCAGATTTGAAACGATTAACCACAACACCTGCGCCACCACCTGAAGCACCTGCAGCGAAAGTCGGTCAAACAGAAGAAGAAGCGGCACAAGAGCGACAGAAGATTGAAGAAGATGAAAGAAAAAAACGTGAGGAAAAGCAAAAGCAAGATATACAAGCGGAGCAGGACAGATTAAACAGGATTAACGCATTTAAGATACAATCCACGCAGGATACACTTTCTGCTATACAGAAATTAACGGAAGCATTTCAAGGGAAAAGCAACGCATCAGCACGTAGGGTATTTGCCATCAATAAGGCGGTAAGTATTGCACAAGCGACAATCGACACATTACTATCAGCGCAATCAGCATACAAGTCGCAGTTCAATCCTGTTGCGGAAGTCACTTCACCAGTCAGGGGTGCTATTGCGGCAGGTATTGCTCTTGCGCAAGGTCTTGCACGTGTTGCTTTAATTCAAAAACAGAAATTCGAGGGTGGCGGCGGCAGTGTATCGAGTGCAGGAGCAGGTGGCGGTGGCGGCGGTTCAATATCTGCACCAACAGCACCGACGATACCCGTATTCAACCCACAAGGCACAATCATACCACAAGGGCAAGAACAAGGGCAGCAACCGATTAAGGCGTATGTTCTTGAAGATGATATCAGCACATCACAGAATCGAATTACAGACATAAAAACAAAAGCACTATATGGATAAGTTCCCAATTTACAAAATGATAATTGACGACAACAGCGATACAGGATTGAATGCCGTTTCATTAGTTGACCAACCTGCTATTGAACGCATGTGGATGAAGTTCAACGCAGAGATATTTATCGAGCCACAGGCAGGCGAGAGCCAATCCGAGTTCCTATCACGTTGCATACCTGCAATGATTGACGAGGGCAAGGAGCAAGACCAAGCCATTGCAATGTGCATCAGTATGTATGAGAATAAAGGGATGTCGGAGCAATTCCAAGACAGCTATGATGACTATCCGAAGCAGGCATCAGAGAATGCAAAGGTGGCATTGCGTTGGGCTGAAGAAAATGGATGGGGCGATTGTGGCACAGCAGTCGGTAAGGCAAGGGCGAATCAACTTGCAAACGGCGAACCTATCAGCCGTGACACGATTGCACGTATGGCAGCATTTGAACGCCACAGACAAAATTCACAGAAAGAACTTGGCGATGGTTGTGGTCGGTTGATGTGGCTTGCGTGGGGTGGCGATGCAGGTATCGAATGGGCGCAACGTAAACTTGAACAGATAGACCGTGAGCAGAAGCTGAAATTTGCAGTACAAAATGAAGAACGAAGAATAGTAACTGGACCGCTTATGATTGCCAACCTGCCTATATATCGCAAGGGTGCGGATGGCTTCGAGTTTTATGTCGTATTCGATGCAGCGACTATTGAGCAGCTTGTAATGAAGTACCACAAGGATGGGTTCCAGCATTCGGTAAACTTGATGCACAACGGTCAGCAGGTCGATGGCGTGTATATGTTCGAGAGTTTCATCATCGACAAACAGCGTGGCATAACAGCACCGACAGGCTTCGACAACATACCCGATGGCAGTTGGTTCGGTTCGTATAAGATAGAGAATGACGAGGTGTGGAACTTAATAAAAGCAGGCACATTCAAAGGTTTCAGCGTAGAGGGTTTCTTCTTAAAGAAGTTGATTACTGCAACGGATGAGCAGGTCATCAACAAGCTGAAAGAAGTTCTAAGTTGATTTCTTCTTTATTGGCTTAGCCTTATAGTAATGCTTTTTCATCATTGCATCAATATCTGATTTCTTTACCCAGATTTTAGTACCTATCTGAATAAATGGAAATCTTCGTCTATCCCTATATGATTGCCATGTTGCGTTACTTATGCCTAATAGCTTGGGAACATTTTTTGAATCAATGTAGGTTTCTGAAATAATTTCTTCATTTTTTGTCCTTATCATATCCTTGATTTCGGCAAGGCTATTTCTAATTTCTTGAAGTTCATCATCTGAAATCACTTTCAGGCTTACTTGGTTTGTTGTTGTATTTATCATAGTTTTTATTTTGATTCAGCAAATGTGATTCTGTTTGCAATGCAGAAGTGTAAGTGATGTGCCATTGATTTTGAATTAATTACTTACAGCAGTATTTACTGATGTTTCAGCAAATGTAATTATGATATAAAAGCAATAGTGAAACAGATTTCCATTGAATTTTCAGATAATTTGTTTCAGTTGATTTTACTGATGTTTTAATGGTTTTATATGTAGCGAAAAAGGATAAAAATTCTTATCTCATAATTCTAAGTTGAACACCTGTGCAGGTTTTCTATTTATTAGAAACAACCTGCTATGTCAGATATTAGACAATCAATCAAAGAATTAATCGGCGAAGAGAAATTCGCAAAGATGCGCATCCTGTTAGGGCTTGGCGATGCTATGCCTGAAGCCACAGAAAAACCCAAAGAAGAAGAGAAGATGATGGGTGAGGGCAAGCTGAAAGATGGCACTATGGTGACGTATGACGAACTTGAAGTGGGCTATCCGCTTATGGTCGTAACGGAGCAAGGCACGAACCCTGCGCCTGATGGAACGCACGAACTTGAAGATGGCACTAAGGTAACCACAGCGAACGGACTTATCACAGCCATCGAGCCTGTGCTTCCTGCAACACCTGCCGAAACAGAAGCAGGTATGTACCCAAAGAAAGAAGAAGAAGATATGGGCAAGAAGTTAAAGGAACTGATGGATGCTATCAACGCAAAGATGTCGGCAATTGAAACCGAAATCAGCAAGCAACAAGAAACCAACAAGCAGATGTTTGAACTGATTGAGAAAATAGGCGACCTGCCAACAGCAGAACTGAAAAAAGAAAATCAGCAGTTCACCACAGCAAAGGACAAGAAGCAACAAAAAATAGATTCAATAATAACCACATTAAAAACAATAAAAACTAAATAACATGGCATTTAACGTAGATTCGTTGACCGATTACGTCAACCAAACAAGTAAGGAGTTGCTCACAGCCTTACACTTTGAAAGTGAGACCGCTGCATTGGCAAACGTGCAAGTGGGAGTAAAAAGCAAAATGGCTTTACAAATTCTAACCAACACGCCGATTCCACAATCAGGTACGGGTTGTTCATTCCTTGCATCAGGAACTACTGCATTCACGCAGCGTGAGATTGATGCTAAAGCGGTGAAGTATCAGGACACACTTTGTCCACGTACGCTTGAAGCTAAATGGACACAAATCCTGCTTAAGAACGGACAGAAATATTCTGAATCCGACATACCACGTGTAATTGTAACAGACATCGTTGCTCAAATTAAAAAGCACCAAGAAACTGCTGACTGGCAGGGCGACACGACTTCAACATCTGCATACTTGTCAATCTATGATGGTTTGATAAAAATCATTAAGGCTGCAACGGGTACGAATGTAGCTACTGCGGTATCAGGACCAGTGACCACATCAAACGTGCGCACTATCATGCAGAATGTAGTTTCCAAGATTCCTGTTCAGTTGAAAGGTAATGCAGGCGTTAAGATATTCTGCGGATATGACATCGCTGAATTGTATCGCCAAAAGATGTTCATCGACAACTTGTTCCACTTCCCTGTGGGCGGCAATCAGAAGAACATATTTGCTGAAGGTTCAGTTCACGAAATCATACCTGTACACGGTCTTGATGGGTTAGGTGCAAGCACTGGCGACAATCCGTTCATCTTTGCGATGGACCCTGACCGCAACTTATTCTTAGGCGTTGACTTGCTTAACGAAGAAGAAACAGCAGAAATGTGGTACAGCCAAGACGACCAGAACGTGAAGTATTCATTCCGTTATCGTCGTGGATGGCAGGTTGCATTCCCATCTGAAATCGTTGAATATTCAAATTCTTAACATCACTTAAAACCACCTTACGAATATGAGTTGTTTACTAACACAAGGATTCAGTCTTGACTGCTTAGGCGATAATGCAGGTGGTGTAAAAGAAATATATATCACCGAGTTCAATAACGTAACAGCAGTCACAACGGTAACAGGCGCAATCACTGCAATCACAATGGCATCGGGCAAGCAGTTCTGGACATACGAACTTTATTCAGAACAAGGCGAGGTGTCAGAGAATGCAATCAAGAAGCCCGAGAATGGCACTATTGCACACGAGCAGTCTGTCAAGATACCGTTGTACAAGCAAGAAACGAACAAGCGCAATGAGTTGTACATCGTTGCGAAGAACCGTGTCTGCATCATCGTTAAAGATTCCAATGACAAATACTGGTTATATGGTGAGGGCTACGGCTTGAACCTTATCAACCGTACTGCGACATTTGGTAAATTGATTGACGACCGAAATGGATACGAATTAGAGTTCACAGGCAAAGAGCCACTGCCTGCAAAAGAAGTTGCATCAGGCATCATTGCCGCACTATTGCTACCTGCATAAATTAGTTCATAGTTTTTGGAAAATGCCCTGCCGTAATGGTGGGGCATTTTTATTACACTTTTGCCAATATTCTATTTACTTATATGATAATAATGCAGAAGAACGGCAATTCAACGGTGGTGGTTACTGCAAGCGAAATGACCGACTATGACGAAACAAATTTCGTTATTCAATTCAAGTCGAAGCAGACAAACGAAGTCAAGCAGTGCAACGTGGTTGACATCAGCAATTACAGGCAGCGATACAACCTGCTTACGATAAAGGACACAACCAACCCGATTGCAGCGAATGGCGAAGTGAACCTTGACTTAGGCTATCACGAATATACGGTGCTAACAGGAGCAGGTCAAGTTCTTGAACGTGGCTTGGCTTTAGTAATTTGGCAACGCAGCACAATAACTGCACATCAAGTAAACAACACGAATACGATATATGAGAAAAACAACTGACAAGGCTAACCTATATGAGGTGCAACTTGAAGCGCACAAGATACCAGTCAACATCGAGCGACCACGTGATGGCTATGTGACGTATGGTGAGGACAATCTATATCCGAACTATCTGATTGAACTATACAACAGAAGTGCGAAGCACAATGCTATTGTCAATTCAAAGATTACCTATGTATATGGGCAGGGTGTCGAGGTTCAGGTTCAGGATGTAAGGGTGCAGGCATTATACGACAGCGTGAACAGATGGCAGTCGATGAATGAGTTCACCTATCAACTGATTACAGACTTGGAGTTGTACAACGGTTGTGCGATTGAATGTATATGGAATCGGGCAGGCACATCGTATGAGATGAAAGTATTGGAGTTCAAGAATGTGCGGTCGAATGTGGATGGCAGTTGTTTCTATTATAGCCCACAATGGGCGCAATACAACACGCCTGAAGTCATTGAATATCCTGCATTCGACATAAGCAAGCGCAAGGGCAGGCAGATATTTTATTACAAAGTATATAGACCAGGCTCAAAGGTCTATCCAATACCGAACTACATAGGTTGCATACCTTATATCGAAACGGACATCGAAATCAGCAACTACCACCTAAACAACATAAAGAACGGATTTTGGGGCGGCAAGGTTATCACATTTATTGCACAACAGCCGACCGCAGAAGAGATGCGTGCGATAAGTAAGCAGTTCAAGTACACGAAAGCAGGCACGGACAATGCAGGCAAGTTCGTGTTGAACTTCGTGCCGAACAAAGATGCAGCACCTGTAATCGAATCACTCGAACCCGATGACAGCGATACCAAGTTCGAGATATTAAACAAAACCGTGCTGCAAGAGATATTTGTCGGGCATCAGATTGTAAGTCCTATGTTGATGGGTGTACGTGTAGAGGGGCAACTGGGTGGCAGGACAGAGATGCTTGATGCGTATGAGTTATTCAAGAACACGTACGTGAACGGCAGGCAGCAGATTGTTGAAAAGATTATCAACTATCATGCAGAGAACATCACAGGCATATCGAATGCGTTTACAATCATACCAACTGAACCGATTACACCTGCACAGCAGGAAGTAGCAGCCGAGCAACAACAAGAGCAGGCACAACAGGCACAGGTCAATGATGCGTTGCGCAACCTTACTGGCAGGCAGATGCAGAACGTTATGCGCATCATAAACAAATATGGCAAAGGCGTATTGACGTATGAGCAGGCAGTTACTATGCTGCGTGGTGGATATGGATTAACCGATGCCGACATCGATATGATGCTTGGCGAAAGCACAATGGATGAATTTGTAAAAGATTCAAAGGACTGGAAAAAACACCTTGAAATAGCTGCTACATTCGGTATTGATGAAGACAGCGTGACGATTGTCAAGGTGGTACGGCAGCACTTCAACAGCGTATATGAAGCAGAGCAGTTCGTTGAACAAGAATTGCTTGAAAATAAAATATTGAAGATACTGCAAGAAACACCCGACATCAGCATTGAGAACATAGCAAAGGCGATACGTGAGAAGACTGAACGCATCAAGAACCTAATCGAACAGATGACCACTGATGGCAGGTTGAAGCAATCAGAACGTGATGGACAGATACTGCGCACGCCAACGGCAAGGGGTAGGGATGGCATCACGCCACAGGGCAAGATACCGAGCATCACGACGATGTATCGCTATGCGTTAAGGAGCGATGCGCCACCATTAAGCGCAGGCGGTGAAAGTCGTGAGTTCTGCCAAAAGATGATGCAGCGCAAGAAGTTATACAGCAAGCAGGACATAGACAGGATGAGCGCAATATTCGGTTATGATGTATGGCGAATGAAAGGCGGTTGGTACACCGTACCCGATACGGCAGGATTGCTACACGTACCTTATTGCAGGCATACGTGGGAACAAGTTTTGATAATTGACAAATAAAATATAAGATGGTAAGATTCATATCAGAAGCAGACCTTAAGAACAACAGCGTACTAAGCGACAACATCGACTATAAGGTGCTTGGTCAGTTGATTGACGATGTGCAAGAACAGCGCATCCACCCGATACTTGGCACGGAGTTGTACAACAAGTTGAAGTCAGATGTCGTGGCAGGTACATTGGCAGGCAATTACTTGACATTGATGAACGATTACATACAGCGTTGCATGATTGCTTATATACTTGCTGATTCACCGATGTACATCAGCGTGAGGTACTTGAACAAGGGAATAATGACAAAGGTGAGCGAAACAAGTACACAGGTATCGATGCAGGATGTTAAGGATGTAATCGACTGGTGGCAGAACAGGGCGCAATGGTACGCAGAACGCATCACGGCATATCTATGTGAGAACAGCACCTTATTCCCCGAATACGAGAACGGCAACGATGCAGGCGACGACATACAACCGAACATACAGAACTACTTCAGCGGCATGCTGCTTGACGATGGCGACAATGACTTCATTGATAGGGCAGGCATTCCCCGATTTCAAGAACCATACAAGAAACGTAAATGGTAAATAAAAGAACATCCAACAAAAACATTCAGAAGCTAATCAAATACGAACTAAAGCGTGAAGACAAAGTACAGCATCAACCGACTGATAAGGTCGTTAAAAAGCATAGCAGAAAAGCACAGGCAGATAAATAGCTTCGGCATAGGCAGTCTGTATGATGTGACCTTTCGCAAGTTATTATATGGCGGTATGCCTGACAAGAGCACAATCACATCACAGCCTACATATCCACTGATGTGGTTCAATGTCATTGATTCATCCATACAAGGCAGGGCGATGTATTTCAGTTTTCAAGTGATACTTGCCGACTTGGTTACGGATGGTGAAAAGAACGACTTTGAGATATATAGCGACCTGCAACTTGTGGCGCAGGATGTGGTGGGATTATTAAGCAAAGAATCGGCTGATGAAAAGGAGTTCAAATTGGATGAAAGCGTGACGATGACACCATTTGCAGACCGATTCGAGGACAGCCTTAATGGGTGGGTATTGAATATGCGCATCAAGATTGCATACGGATATGAGAACAGTTGCAGCATCCCGACCGTTGATGAATTAGGAATCGAAGAAGTAATTGGCGGCATTGATGAAGTGCGTAATGCAGAGGCGACCAAGCCGCAGACTGTTGTTGCAGGCGGTGTCGATATTGTGCAGTATGAAAATGAGATATTTGAACAAAACAAGATAAATTCTATTTAAGAGTATGGCAATATTTACGAGAACAGTCAACACGCAGGATAGCAGGATGATACAGAAGCTATCCACAGTAACAGGACAAGTGCCAACGGTTGCACCATCAGACAACCACGTGGATGGCACGTGGGATTCACTTGACATCTATATCGGTGAGTTGTTTATGAATGCTGCAGATGGCAAGATGTGGTGTAGAACTAACAACGGCATCAAAGAGATATTTGTCGTGCCGAGCAATGCAGCGACAGGCGATGTGTTCTATTTAAGCGGTGGAAACATCACACGACTGCCAGTTGGCACATCAGGGCAGGTGCTGACCGTTTCATCGGGTAATGTTCCTAAGTGGGAAAATGCAACTGGTGGTGGTGGCAGTACCGATACACTATATCAATTCAGGGAAGGTACACCTATTATCACAGCACCGTATGCAGAGGGCGAAAATTCAGTATTGACAACGGGTTCACAAGGAAGAAGAACGCAGCTTATGCCTATCTATGTGCCAGTTGATTGCACGGTGGATAGCTTCAAGTCACAAGTGACAACAAGCGG